CGCCGACGCGACGACACACCGATTCCGCGCAGTGACATTCGCGTGGACGGGCTCAAGCCGAAAGATTTGATAGGCACCCCATGGCGCGTCGCGCTCGCCCTGCAGGCGGCAGGATGGTATCTGCGTCAGGACATCATCTGGCACAAGCCCAACCCCATGCCGGAGAGCACCGCCGACCGCTGCACCAAGGCGCACGAGTACCTGTTCCTGCTTTCCAAATCGGCGCGGTACTACTATGACGCGGAGGCGATCGCCGAGCCGGCCGCCAGCGCATTCGACCCCAGCAACGCCAAGGCGCCTGACGGGTGGGCCACGCATACCGGAGGCCACGGCACGATCCACCGCGACGGGCGTGAGAAGGGGCGATCCGGGAACGTGGCACGCAAGGCACGGCCTGATGCGCCAGACACGCACGGCGGGTCACAGGCCGGGAGCGTGCCTTGGGAGGGCGTCACGCGCAACCGTCGCTCCGTCTGGACCGTACCCACGCAGCCATACAGCGGCGCTCATTTCGCAACCTTCCCACCCGCGCTGATCGAGCCGTGCATTCTTGCTGGCAGCCGGCCGGGCGATACCGTGTTCGATCCGTTCCTCGGGTCGGGCACGACCGGGCAGGTTGCACAGCATCTCGGGCGGCAGTGGACCGGCTGCGAGATCAACCCGGAGTACGTCGAATTGCAGCGGCAGCGGACGGCCCAGCCCGCATTGGTGTTCGCATGATCACCATCCTCTCCTGGAAATGGCGCGGCTGGCGCGGCGACACGTACCGCGCCGAGCACGTCAACGCCCTGGCCCGGATGCTCGCCGAGCACATGAGCGGCGACTACCGCCTGGTGTGCGTCACCGACGACCCGACCGGCATCACCGAGTGCGACACCTATCCGCTGTGGGACGACCCGGCCGTCGTCACCGCCGCCGGCAAGCCGGCCTGCTGGCGGCGGCTGAAGCTGTTCAGCCCGTGGGCGCGCGAGACCTTCGGGCCGTTGCTGCTCTCCATCGACCTCGACGTGCTGCTGATCGGCGACCTGGCGCCGCTGATCACCGACGCGCCGTTCCAGGCGCTGCGCGGCTACGCCGCCCCGCTGAACGGCAGCCTCTGGCAGCACCGGCCCGGCACCCGGCCGCACGTCTGGCAGACCTTCGACCCGGCGCGCAGCCCGCGGCTCTGCACCGACCAGCGCCGCGCCGACGGCCGGCGCTACGTCGGCAGCGACCAGGCCTGGATGAGCTACGTGCTGCCCGACGCCCCCACCTGGAGCGAGGCCGACGGCGTGCACTTCTACGCGCGCACCGACGAGGGCGACCTGCCGGCCGGCGCCCGCGCGGTCTTTTTCACCGGCGCCCGCAAGCCGTGGGCGCCGGAGATGCACCCGGCCATCCGCGCCCGTTACCTGGAGTATCTGCAATGACCCAGACCAGCGCCTCGATGATGCGCGCCGACATCGACGTGGGCATGTCCATCCGCCGGTCGATCACCCGCGGCGTCGTCGCCGGCACCGGCCTGCACGAGCAGATCGCCACCCACATCGCCGAGGAGATCTACCGCGCGCTGAGCCGGGAGTTCGGCGGCGGCCGCGTCTGGTGGCCGACCCTCGACGACTACACCGAGCGCGACCAGGCCATCCGCCAGCAGTGGCGCGACGGCGTCTGCTGGCGCGATTTGTGCGCCCGTCATGGCCTCAGCCGCTCGCAGCTCTACCGCATCGTCAACGGCGTGCGCAGCGGGTCGTCGGCATGAGCGCCGTCAGCATCGCGCTGCATGGGGCCTCTTTGCAGCTCGGATTCGAGTGCGACTTGGCTATGGCGCTCGGCGAGGATCTCGACCTCACCGGCTGCAGCTACGAGCGCGACCACGCCCGGGACTACCAGCCGCCCGGCTACTACCGCCTGCTCGCCGGCCTCATGGCGGGTAACAGGCTGTTCGGATCGGCCGGCGTCGCCGTCGAGATCGGCAGCTACTGCCTCGGCGCCGCCACCGCCATGCACCGCGCCGGCGCCGACGTGATCACCGTCGACATCAAGGCCTGGGCACCCGAGCGTGTCGTCCCCGGCATCACCCAGGTGATCGGCAACTCGCTGGAACCGGAGACCGTCGAGCGGGTGCGCGAGGCCGTCGCCGGCCGGCCCGTCGGCCTGCTCTACATCGACAGCGCCCACACCTACCGCGCCACAACCACCAACCTCGAACTCTACCGCGTGCTGCAGCCCGCGTGCGTCGTGCTCGACGACATCCGCCTCAACGACTCCATGCGCGAGCTCTGGATGGCGCTCACCGCGCGCTACCCGCACTACGACGCCAGCGAGCTGGTCGACCGGCCGTGCGGGTTCGGGGTGCTGTCGGTACGGTGACCGGGCCGGATCAGAACTTACAGCGCAGCGCCTCGCCGATCACGTTGGTCTCGCCGTAGGTCACATCGACGTTAAGCACGCGCACGGCATTCGCGCCCATCTCCGCCGCGTAGTTACGCATCTGGTTCATCGCCCCCTGCGAGTCGTGGGCCTTGGTGTTGCCCAGCGCGTTGGCGCCGGTGACGGTGCCGATGAATTCACACTGACGGTCGCTCTGCCGGTCGACCAGGCGCACACGCTGCCCGCCCTGGGTGAGTTGGTGTGCGCACCCGGCGATCAGCACGGCGCACATAGTGATGACGCCCGATTTCATTCCTCGCCCTCCTTTTCCGTCCCCGATCAAGCCTAGCACGCCCGCCGCATTTTCCCCCGCCAGTGCCCCAAACGGGGGAATGAATCCGGGCAGCCTACTGCCCATGGCCTTCACCGCCGCCGACCAAACCGCCATCGACGCCGCCATCGCGTCGGGCGAGCTTGTCGTCAAGAAAGGCGACCGGCAGGTCACCTACCGCAGCATGGACGAGCTGCAGAATGCGCGGCAGATGATCAGCGACGCGCTCGCCAGCAGCACCGGCGGGCTGCGTCACCGTCTCGCGGATTTCGCGGACGATGACTAACCCGGTCGACTGGACCATCGAGGCGCTGTTCCCCGGCTGGGCGCTGAGCCGCCGCCGGGCGCGCAGCGTGCTCGCCTACTACGAGGCCGCCCGCCCCGATCGCCAGCGCAAGAGCCGCCGCGCCAAGGGCTCCGGCGACACCGACGTCGCCCGCGCCGGCACGGCGCTGCGCGAGCAGGCCCGCCACCTCGAACAGAACCACGACCTCGCCCGCGGCGTGCTCGGCGTGCTGGTGCAGAACGTCGTCGGTCCCCACGGCATCACCGTCGAGCCGCAGCCGCGGCGCGCCGACGGCACCATCCACGTCGATTTCGCCAAGCAGATCCTCGAGGCGTGGCGCGATTTCGCGCACCGGCCGGAGGTGACCTGGTCGCACGACCTGCCGTCGATGCAGCGCCTGGCCGGGCGCTCCTGGCTGCGCGACGGCGAGGTGCTCGGCCAGCACCTGGTCGGGCCGATCGCCAGCCTCAACCACGGCACCCGGGTCCCCTACTCGGTGGAGCTGCTCGAGGCCGACATGCTGCCGATGGACTACAGCGACCCGTCCAAGCGCATCATCATGGGCGTCGAGCGCAACGGCTGGGGTCGGCCGATCGCCTACCACCTGCACCGCAGCCACCCCGGCGAGGCCCTGAGCTACTCCGACCTGGTCGGGCTCAAGCGTGTCGGCGCCGAGCGGGTCATGCACCTCAAGCTGATCGACCGCATCCGCCAGACGCGCGGCGTGTCGATCTTCGCCGCCATCCTCGGCCGCCTCGACGACATCAAGGACTACGAGGAGAGCGAGCGCGTCGCCGCCAAGGTGGCCGCCTCCATGGCCGCGTTCATCATCAAGGGCTCGCCGGAGGAGTACGACCCGGCCACCGCCCTCGACGACGCCGGCGACCCGATCCGCCGCGAGATGAAGTTCCGCCCGGGCATGGTCTTCGACGACCTGCGCCTGGGCGAGCAGATCGGCAGCGTCGACCCCAAGCGCCCCAACCCGCAGCTCGAGACCTTCCGCCGCGGCCAGCTGCGCGCGGTCGCCAGCGGGGCCGGCGGCGTCGCCTACAGCAGCATCGCCAAGGACTACGACGGCTCCTACTCGGCCCAGCGCCAGGAGCTGGTCGAGAGCTACGGCGCCTACGGCGTCCTCGGCGCCGAGTTCGTGAACGGCCTGGTGCGCCCGGTCTACGAGCAGTTTCTCAACGCCGCCACGCTGGCCGGCGTCATCACCGTGCCCGCCGACGTGGTGGCGACCAGCCTCGACGACGCCCTCTATTTCGGGCCGCAGATGCCCTGGATCGATCCGCTCAAGGAGGCCAGCGCCTTCGAGAAGCTGGAAGCGAACACCCACATGTCCGGCCCGCAGATCATCCGCCGCCGCGGCGACAACCCCAACGACGTGCTCGAGCAGGAGGCCGCCTGGCGCCAGAAGAAGCGTGACGCCGGCCTCGACGCCGCCGGCGGCGATCCCGTGACCCTCGACGAGGACAACGACGATGCCCAAAACGCCCGCCAACGGCCGACGCGCGGCCGGTCCATCGCCTGACATGCCGCGCCCCGGCCCCACCTCGCTCGCCCAGGCCGTGCGCGCTGCCATGGCCAGCCCGGCGCCGGCCGCCGCCCCGGAGCCGGAGAAGTTCTGGGAGATCCGCGCCGCCGGCGACGACGGCAACGAGGCCGAGATCTTCATCTTCGGCGACGTCGGCGAGAGCTGGTGGGGCGAGAGCGTCACCGCCAAGACCTTCGTCGACGAGCTCAAGGCGATCGACGCCGAGACGCTCTACGTGCGGGTCAACAGCTACGGCGGCTCGGTCTCCGACGGCCTGGCGATCCACAACGCCATCCGCCGCCACCAGGCGCGGGCCATCGTCACCGTCGAGGGCGTCGCCGTCAGCATCGCCTCGCTGATCGCCATGGCCGGCGACGAGATCCACATGGCCGAGAACAGCCTGCTGATGATCCACGCGCCGTGGACCGTCGCCATGGGCAACTCGGCCGAGATGCGCCAGGTGGCCGACACCCTCGACACCTACGCCCGCGCCATGGCCTCGAGCTACGCGCGCAAGAGCGGGATGGCCGTCGACGACGTGCTCGACCTGCTCACCGACGGCGCCGACCACTGGTACACGGCCGAGGAGGCGCTCGACGCCGGCTTCGCCGACCAGGTGATCGACGCCCTGCCCTACGTCGCCGGCCTGCTGCCGGCCCGTTTCACCGTCCCCGCGGCCATCGCCGCCTCACTCCGACCGGAGGCACACACCATGCCCAAGCAGACCCCCCCGGCGACCCCGGCCCCGAGCAACGCCCCGGCGCCCGCCGCCCCGTCCACCCCGGCCCCGAGCAACCCGCCGGCGCCGGCCGATCCGGTCGCGCCGGACAACGTCGTCGCCATCCAGGCCGCCGCCGAGGCGCAGGCCATGCGCCGCATCGTCGAGCGCAACGCCGCCCTGGAGCCGCTGTTCGCCCGCTTCCCGGGCCACGACAGCATGGCCGCGCTGCATCGCGAGATCCTCGCCGACCCGGCCGTCACCCTCGAGCAGGCGCGCGAGAAGATGCTCGCCAAGCTGGCCGAGGGGGCCGAGTCCCTGGCCGGCGACCCGCGGGTGACCGTGCACGAGGCCGACAAGATCCGCGGCGCCGCCGAGCAGGCGCTGCTCTACCGCGCCGGCATCCACCGCCTGCAGGGCGCCGGCGTCCCGGCGCTGGCCATCGACATGAAC